GAAGGATTGGGCATTGCGAATGACGATTCCGAGGAAGATTCAGACGATTAAAAACATAAGCTAAGTAGGAGAGGGTCTTAGAGAAATCTAAGGCTCTTTTCTTTTTGCTGTGAGGAGATAGAAATGCGGTACCATTATCAAAAGCCAGACATCTATTTATCAATGTACGGCGAACTCTATATTTGCAATCATCCTGTATATGATCGCTGCACATTATTCACGATAGGCGATAAAGGGCTGGCGGTGATCCAGCAACGATTTAATGCAGATACAAAAAGTACATATTGGACAGAGGTCGATTCGTGGCTGACGGACTCTTTATATTTACATCCAAAATTCAAGGAATATTTCGACAGCCGATCTGGAGAGTGTACGGACGGATTATATCCAACAGTCACAATCAGACAAATTATGTGGGCGCTGAAAATGAAGCCAATACAGCGTCAACGATGGGAAACATGCTTTGACCGGCGAGATATTTAGCGCATTTTTTACAAAGACTTTTATGGAAAAGAAACTAAATAATTTCACATAAAGGAGAAAGAAAAATGATTGAAACTTATGTATCTATCGGAAAAGTAACTGATTATGCGATTGGCGTTCTTAAGTATTTTGCTACAGCAAGTTCGATTTTACTGATTAGTATTATCGGAGCTTTGGTAGCGTGGATATTTTGGAATGCGATCGGTATGATAGTTGCCATCGTAGGTATAGTAGTAGCAACTATTGTACTGACCTTAGGGATTTATGAGTTACATATCCAAAAGAGATGGAGACGCTAACAACGTCTCTTCTTTTTCGCTAAAATTGCAGTTCCTTTTATGAAAAACTGAGGCTTTGAAAGGAGTAAAAGGAGCATGGATGAAATGAGAATAGTATCGAAATTCACGAGGGGGATCATTTCCAAAGCAATAACGATGGTAATACGTAAGAAAACGGGATACAACATTGATATTCGGTTGAACGAGGCTATTACTACTATAAACGATGGGAAGACTCATCTTCACCTGGATGTAGATGCAGAACTCGATAAAGATGAGCTTATGAGCATCTTAAAGAGCGTTGGTTTAAATTAACCGAGAGGGGCGCATACAACGCCTCTTTCCTTTTACTTCGCAAAATTTACAAGGCATATTATGAGAGACAGTAGCTCAGTTGGGAGAGCGCGAGACGATTAAAGTCCCGAAGTCGATGGTTCGAGTCCATCCTGTTTCTCTTTTATTTTTGCAGAAAGGAGAGAACGGATGTCTATCGAACAACTTGACTTATTGTTATGCGATACGTATCAGATGGATGCGTGGTTTCCATTCGGTTGGAAATGGAAGAAAGAGCTTGAAAAATCGAGCTATTCGGTATGGGCTATTGATGAGTTGAAAAGATACATCGTCGGTAGACTTTATCCAAAGAAATCTGGAACGGTTGAAGATTTCATCATATTTGTTGGCGACTTCCGGCGAATGATGAATCAGTTTTCAAAAATCAATCCAGATAACAATTTTATGTTTTCAGTAGCAGTGGGCATATCCACAGATGTCCTGGATTTATTACATGCTATGAAATAAAACGAAAGGAGAACATGATGAAGAAACCAAATCTTCAAAGACTCGCTCAGAGGTCGAAAATTTATCTGAGAAAAGCATCGCCGACTATACTGTCAGGTCTTGGTGCGGCTGGTGTTATTGTAACGTCGGTATTGGCTGTACGTGCGACACCAAAAGCTCTTCGTAAAATCAGAGCTGACAGTAAGGAAAATCACGATGGCGATCCGGAGGCTTATAGCAAGCTTGAAGCTGTTAAATCGGCATGGGTCTGCTATATTCCGGCAGCAATTAGCGGTACGGCAACGATATTCTGTATTTTCGGCGCCAATGTGTTGAGTAGACACCAACAGGCAGCGCTTACAAGTGCTTATGCGTTGCTGAATGATTCCTATAACAACTATAAGGATAAGCTGAAGGAATTGTACGGCGAAGAGGCTCATCAGAAGATAGTTGATGCTATCGCAGCAGAAAAGGCTAAGGACGTGTATATTACAGCCGACGGCATTTGCGAATCGACCTCTCTGTCTTTCGATGAGCGCAATCCAGATGATATGCGCCTATTTTATGACACTTTTTCAAGGAGATATTTCGAGAGTACGATTGCTCAGGTGTTAGAAGCCGAGTATCACTTGAATCGGAATTGGAGTCTTGGCGGCGATGTTTGCGTAAATGACTTCTATAATTTCCTTGGAATTGAACCTATAGATGGTGGGGATTATTTAAGCTGGTTTTATGAAGATGGAATCAGCTGGATAGATTTCAATCATCGGAAAACTGTACTGGAAGACGGTCTTGAGGTCTATGTAGTGGATATTGTATATACGCCAAGAATGGATGACGAACCATTCGCATAAATTACAAGCTGTATTATGAAAGGAGAGTGTCATTATGAACAATAAAAGTAAATGGATTAAGGCTATTGGAGTAGCAGCAACCGTAATTGGTGTAGGTGTAAATCTTATTACCGATTGGGTGAATGAACAGAAAATGGACGAAAAAATTGAAGAAAAGGTCAGTGAAGCACTTGCCCGGAGAGACAAAGATGAAGCGGAGGAGTCCTAACAAGACTCTTTCGCTTTTTCTTTTGGAGGAGACAAATGGAATCGCCGACTGAAAGAGCTATTTATACTGTCCGTTATGCTATTGCAACAATGCCTGTGGTTCAGCGTGGATATAACTTTGAGCAGGCGAGTTATATGAGATGGGCTGGAAGAGAAGTGTTAATACGACTCTGCAAACACCCAGAGATACCACCGCTGATCGTGATTGAATCGTTTCGAGATGAGTGCGATTCGTATTCATGTGTGAATCCACGAACAAGTTATGTTTTTTCTTGTGCGAAAGATATGCTTGAGTGGATTATCGACCTGCTAATTTCGTAGTTACCAAATAAAAATTTTATATTCTGAAAGGAGAACGTACTATGTGTAGTACAAGAGAAATGACATTAGGAGAAGAAATTATTAACTTAACCAAAAGAGGCATCGATGTTCCGACGGTAGAGAG